CAGACGTACCTTGTGTATTTTTATTAGCACACAGCGCCAGTACTACATACAAGTATACCGGTAAAACTAGTGCAGACAAATTGTATTGCGATATACCTGATGGTAGTATAGTAGTTGATCCGTGGCGCTCATATGTTAATCCAAAGTGTACAGTAATACATTACGGAAATACTAGAAAATAATGTACGACATTGTATTCATATCATATCAAGAACCTAACGCAGATGAAAACTATGCTAAACTAAAAGCAAGATTTCCTTTAGCAAAGCGTGTTCATGGAGTAAAAGGAATACATCAGGCACATGTAGCTGCTGCCAAAAAATGTTTTACTAAAATGGTTTGGATTGTTGATGGTGATGCACACATAGTTGACACTTTTAATTTTGATTACGAAGTACCAGACCACCAATTAGATACTGTCTATGTTTGGAGAGCAAGGAATGCAGTTAATGCCCTAGTTTATGGATACGGCGGCGTTAAGTTATTACCACGTAAACTTACAATAAATATGGATATGTCAAAGCCTGATATGACAACTAGTATTAGTGGAAAGTTTAAAGCAGTACAAGAGCTAGCAAACACAACAGCATTTAATACAAATCCGTTTGAAACATGGAAAGGTGCATTTAGAGAATGTACTAAATTATCTAGTAAAGTTATTGATAGACAAAAGGATGAGGAAACAACAAAGCGTTTAGAAACATGGTGTACTAGAGGAAAAACAAATCCGTTTGGAGAATATGCTATACGTGGAGCTATAGAAGGTAAAGCATACGGGGAAACACATAAACATTCTCCGGAAGACTTACGTAAAATAAACGACTTTGATTGGCTAATGGAGAAGTTTAATGATTGAGTGGCAAGACGATAAAGATGTATTCGGAAGAATGTATGCATTAACGGGCAATCCTTTATTTAAAAATTTAACAAATGCTGTTGATCATTATGATGTAGATTTAACTGATGCAGTTAGTTGGGGACAGCTCAAAAGCAAACGATGGTTAATTGAATTATTAGAAGAGTCAAACGTAGAGTTAGGAACAGTATTTTTATGCGGAGGATGGTGGGCAACTCTTGCAGCAATGTTGTTTAATTCTAAGTTAGATATAGAAAAGATTAGAAGCTTTGATATTGACAAGACCTGCGCCCCAATTGCTGAAGCTATTAACAAAGATCAAGTACGTGACGAATGGAAGTTTAAAGCATCAACTTTAGACATACATGATTTACAATACACAGGATTTCCCTATGTAACAGCTCGATCAAATGGTAGCGAAGTAGAGTTAGTAGATACGGCTGATACTATTATCAATACTAGTTGCGAACATATTGAAAACTTTTATAGTTGGTACAGTGTAATACCTAAAGGCACATTAGTAATCTTACAAAGCAATAATTATGAAGAAATATTAGATCATGTCAACTGTAGTAAAACAATAGAAGAGTTTAGTATTACTACTCCAATGACTCGTGTACTATATGAAGGAGAGCTATACCTTCCAGAATATACAAGATTTATGAAAATTGGATACAAGTGACTTATGCTCGTAGTAAACACAACAGAAGGCATACGTAAAAGTAACCATGCCCAAGCAAAAACTTCCTATAATAATTTTAAAGGTTGGCATTGCGGCGCCGGCCTAGAATTTTTATGGATTAGTAGTTTAGGAAACGTATTTGGTAACGTGTGTAGACATAGTGGACAATATGGAAATGTTTTTACAGACTTTACTTTACCAACACAACCTATGATATGTCCTGCTGAGAGTTGTTATTGTTCAGCAGACTTAAATATTCTTAAATCAAAAGATATAAAAGATTTTAAAAGCATAAAGCATTTAGTAGATTTTTCTGCACCAACTTATAGTAAAGAAGAAATGTTATCTATACAAACTCATAATCCTGAGTTTGCAATTAATTGGAATATAGGTAAACGATGTAATTATGATTGCAGTTATTGTCCACCGGCTGTACATGACAACTTTAGTCCGCACTTAGGAATAAAATCGTTTAAAACAGCATTTGATAAAATATACAAACATGCAAACGGCCAATTATTACAAATAACATTTACAGGGGGAGAACCTACAGTTAATCCCGACTATTACGATATTGTTAGCTATGCTGTAGAACATGGTACAAAAGTAATTACTAACACAAACGGTACTGGTAGCTTTAGCAAACTTGCAAAATTACAAAAAGCAGGAGGTCTACATATAAGTGTACATACCGAATTTTACCAACCTGAGAAGCTTGCTAAAAAGATAGAAAAACTAAGTAAAATTAAACAAGGTTACTGTACTATAAAGTTTATGTTATCCCCAGGACAATTACATACGTGTAAAGACTTTTTTGATACCTTACCACAAAGCAATGGCAACTATAATATAAGCATTGAACCGTTAGTAGATAAAAATAACAACAATAAAATACTAGATTACACAGAAGAAGAGCTAGAATTTATAAGGAAAAAACGTTGAGTTTTGTAGAACCAAAGGATATAATTGCTATACAAAGTGATAGGCCTCATAATATGTTTTATATACATTGGAACATTGGCAAGCGGTGTAACTATGATTGTAGCTATTGTGCAGATAGCTTACATGATATGAAAAGTCCTCATAGAAGCTTGTCTAATTTAATTGGCATTGCAGAAAAAATGAAAGCAAATATACCTGAACACAAAAAAATACGTATTTGGTTTACAGGTGGTGAGCCTACAGTTAATCCTAATTTTTTAAAATTTTGCCGATGGCTAAAAGAAGATGGAAGATTTATGATAGGACTAAACACTAATGGTAGTAGAACAAAAGAATTTCTAGTACAATTAATAAGTGTTATTGATGTAATACAGTTTAGCAGTCATTTTGAATATGTTGAAACAGATACGTTTTTGCCTAAAATGAAAGCAGTAAGTGATTACTGTAAAATTTATAAAGGTAAAAGTATGAGTCTAAATTTAATGATGGAGCCTGAATATTGGCCACCAGCAGTTACTATGGTTAAATATTGTATAGAGCATGATATTTCTTATCATATGAAACGGATTCGTCCTAAAAGCCAAGTTGATCCAGGCAAAAAAGGTTATACTCCAATATATACCAAAGAACAGGTACGTTTTTTAAATGACAACGAATATAGAAATGTAGTATTGGAGGAATACGATGACTGATATTATTACCTATGATAAAGAAGGTAACCCTTCTAGCCGCTGGGCAAACGATTTAGTTAAAGATGAACAAGTTAATTTTGAAGGGTGGATGTGCGGCATAGGATTAGAAAGTATTGAAATACGTCAAGACGGAAGCATGTTTAGAGGCACGTGTAAAGTAGGAGGAAAAATAGGCCATGTTGACGATAAAGTATGGAATCTTCCAAAAAGTTTTATTTCGTGTTATAAAGATAGATGTACTTGCGTTGCTGACATTAAAAGTACTCGTTATAAAAGTACAAGAGCAAAGATAGATCTTAAACAAAAAGTTAAAGCACAAGTACAGGAGTTAGGTGGCGATGCGACTGAATCTTATATTTAAAAATGGTGCAATATTTGATTGCCATTTAAACGATAATGATTTTGTTAAGCGGTGGTGGAATATGATTAAAGAGACCAACACTCTGGTCCCGTCAAAGCATGTATATGAATTATCATCGCAAGGTATAGATCAAACAGATCCTTTCGAAAAATTATTTGATATAATTGATGTTATTAACAATCATAAAGATAACACAATACCAGACAAGTATACAAGGCAAAGCGGTCGTGATCATTTTACTATGCAAGATCTTAGCGACATACATCATATATATGAAGATCTTGCTAAACAACACTGGTCCTGTAATACAAGAAAAGATAGAGATTTACTAAACGATTACATTCATCAAGCAGAATCTAAAACTAAATTAGAATGGAAAACTTCACCACGCACACGATTTAGAATGGTATCACCTAAAACAAGTGTACCTAATGTAGATAAAATTGAGTTTAAAGACGAAGACTACAAGTTGTTTACTCCGTATAGATATCCATATACACTTTACTTAAATTACAATGCAGTTGGCGAAGACTATATTAAAGCATACAAGTCTAAAAGATCTCCAAAAGAAGCAGTACCTTTAACACACTATTCACCTAGTTTTTTTATTGAATTTGAATCACTTAAATTTCCATACCAAAAACAAACTATAAACAGAGTTCGAGATTGGATGCAAGAAGGCGGAATTGATCCAGACTATCCTAAAGAGAGTTTCGGTAATATTCCATTAGGGGTACTTTTCAAAGATCAACCAGATAAGTACTACTATAACGCTCTAACTACAAGTGAGCTAATGGATATACGATTTTATGACTAATTTATTTTATATTACCGGAACTCGGAGAGGGCTTGGAGCAGCCTTGCAAGAAAAGTATGGTAATTGTAATAGTCTAGAAGAATGTGATATTTTTATTAATTGTAAACACGAGTACGGCGAATTTAGTCAAAGTAAGTTATTATACCGTGCTGCAGAGCTTAATAAAAGAATAATTAATATTGGTTCTAATAGTCCTGATCAATCTAAAAAACAACCGCACATATATCAAGTAGAAAAATTTGCATTAGATAAAGCAAACGAACAGCTATTCTATCAAGGTATTGAAACTACTAATGTAAGATTTGGATATTTTGACTCGCCCAGGGTAGCTGATGTAACTGATAAAAAGATGAGTATTGAATATTGTGTTGGTATTATTGATTGGGTTTTACAACAGCCACATAGGGTGAAAGAAATTACAGTATGTCCATAGAACAACTTTATAAAACAAATACACAATTTGATGCTCAAGGGCTATTAGAGGTATATAAGTCACTTGATAATAGTAGTAATCAAATAATGATTACATCTAGAGGATCCTCAGATTTAAAAGACGGTATAGGAAGTATATTTAATTATTTGCCGGATGACGAATGGAAATGGGATCGGCTACATTCTATTTTTAAAGGAACAGTAGTTGAAGATGCATACGAATATATTAAAAAAGATTGGCACGTAGGCAGAGTTAGATTTATGCGAATGCACACTAGTAATAGAGCTTTATCTTTTCATTATGATGATAGTTTTAGATTTCATATTCCAATTATTACAAATAAAGATAGTTGGTTTATGAATGAAGATAATTCTATGCATCAAATGGATAAATTAGGGCATTTATATTATCTTGATGCAACTAGAAATCATTCTGCTTTAATGCTGTCGCGTAATGAAGACAGGGTGCATGTAGTGTTTAGCGTTAAAGGTAAATGATGCTTATAACAACTATTACAAATGAGTTAGTTCCTAAGCTTGAAACTTTTTGTAAAGCAGCAAAAAAATTAGGATATGAAAATAACGCTAGTTTAAAAGCAATGAAATTTGATTGGTGTAAAGAACAAGGTGAATATTTTTGTGCAATCAAAGAAGATAATATTATAGCAGTAGCAGGGTGTCATCCTTTGCCGGAAGTTTCTAAAGACGCATGGAGAATATTATTTAGAGGATGCGAGTTGCCTCAAACTGATACGTTTAAAGGGTTAGGCAAGGGAGATTGGAATAGTATTACACAACGTGAAATAATACCAAAGTTTATAGAATGGTGTCCTAGTAATAAGTTATATCTTACAACTAACATTGATCATGAACATTCAAATGGAAAAGCCGCACGTAATCATAGACTAATGGGATTGCTAGCAAAGCAGAAAATACTTGACAATATGGGTGATCAGATGTTATACTATACTAAACAAACTGTATGGAGATTAAACATAGAAGAATATTCTACAAGAAGAAATAGATTGGAAGGTACGTATGTGGTTTAATAAAACACATCTACAAGAAGCAAAAATAAAAGCCGGCAAACCTAACGCTGGTTATTTCTGGCACTTTAAACTTGCAATAAGTGAATTCTTCTTTTTATTATTTGTTTGTATTGGAAGTTTAATACATGCAATTTTTCCTTGGGTTCTTGATTTTAAGTTATTAGAATGGCGCATTAATCGACTAAAACAACTTAAACAAAAATTACCTGATGATCCACAATTAAAAAAGGTACATTTTGATGACTAACGTATTAGACTTAGTAGCATATAAAAATGGCGAATATAAGCCGCTAGGAGAAATAGGTCCTAGTGTGTTAGACTTTGGATTTATTCATTGTGATGCTACGTATGATGTTATGCCAGTGTATAACGGTAAAGCATTTTGTTATGAAAAACACTTACAGCGTTTTAAGAATAGTGCAGAACGTTATGGACTAGAACTACCAGACGTAGATACTTTAGAAATTATTAAAGAACTTGCTAAACGTAATACAATTGAAAATGCATTTGTATGGTTTTTAGTTTGGCGCGGATATCCGCCAAGTGGCAATCCAAGAGATATAGAGAACTGTCCTATAAATTTTGCTATGTATATTAAACCAAGTTATCCAATTGGTAAAAAACCTGTAGTATCAATTGTACTAGATGAATATACTAATAGAGTTAACGATGATTACTACGGACAAGAATTTAAAAATATGGCTTGGATAGAATTAACTATGAGTCAACGTAATCGTCCTAAAGGGTTTGATACAACAGTTTTAGTTGATATCGACGGCTGCATTACTGAAGGTCCTGGATTTAATGTAGGTATTGTAGATAACGGAGTTATCTACACAGCAGACAGAAATGTTCTTAAAGGTATTACAATGAGTGTTGTTGAAAATATTGCAAACGAAAACAACGTATCGTTTATTAGATGTCCTATTAGAAAAGAAAAGTTTATAAGTGCAGACGAAGTTTTTATAGCAAGTTCCAGTGGCGGCGTTACAGCAACACAACATTCAGGACCTGTTACACAACTGCTTATTGAAGAATACGAAAAGAAAAAAGATGAATATGCTACAAACTTATGATCCATATTTTCGACAAGTTAAGTATATGCTGTCGGAAAATACAAAAGAGGAGTTAATAGAAATAGCAACTGCTCCAGGAGCATTTGTAGATATAAGTTATAAGATAAGTTTTTTTAAATTGCCTAGTACTATACAAAAATTTAATACTACAGGGTTAGATTGTGTATGTCAAATGTTACGTGTATCTGAATCGGGCAGTAAAATACACAAGGATAAAAATAGGTATAATGAATATGAAAACCTATATATGCCTAGACAAACTGTTATTAGTTTTCCATTAACTACTGATTGCGGTTCAACATATTTTTATGATGACAATGAAAAATTTATGTGTAATGTAAACTATGATGGGCTAGGAGCAATTTTAAATACAGGCGGATATAATCATAATGTTCATTTAACACAAGATGATAATACAAGGATAGTATTCCAGTTATGTTTTGAACAGCAATACAGTGAAGTTTGTGATATATACGATACGCACTTAAAAGGAGTAATATTATGAAATATGCAAAGACATTGCCTAAATTTATTGATACATCATTTTTAAAAGACATTATTAACGAATTAGTAAATGATAATTGGAGACAATTTACAGATGCAGAAGCTCTTCAATCATTTACAGACCATTATAAAATTATGGTAGATGATTATGAACAATTGCAAGTAATAAAAACAGCATATCCTAAATTTGATAACTATTTAAAAATATTAAAAATGGGCCCAAACGGAACTTGGCCAATTAGTACAACTCCTAACGACAATGGAGGCACACTTTGTATTCCAATAGAAAATTCTAAACTATCAATAAGCTTCTTTAAAGATTCTGCTCTAGTCGAAGGTGTTGAAGATTATATAGGCGCACAGTTTGGATACTGGGAAACTAACCCTTGGGCACAGTATCATACAGGTGGAACTAAGGATTACACCCATTTGCTTAATGACACTACTATAATAGATGCTAGTGTGCCTAAACAATTTGTTAATAGTTCAGACGAGCTTAGTCTTTTTGTGCTATGGAAGTACCGCGGAAATTTTGAGGATTTTGAATGAAAGGATATGTAAAAGAATTACCTAGTTTCATTGATTTATCTTTTGTTAAAGATTTAGCCTCTAAACTGCTAACTGAAGAATGGTATAACATGCCTGATCCATTTGCATTACACAATTTTACTGATCAAATGGTTATTAGTGCAGAAGATAATATAACATTAAGGATGATTAGAAATCGATATCCAAAACTAGCACCTGCATTAAAGTTAATGAAGTGTAGCAAAGGAAGTTGGTTAACTCATATTGATAAACATAGAGTATCAGCTGTAAACATTCCTGTATTCAATTGTGACCAAACAAAAGTTACACGTTTCTTTACTGGAGGACAAGAAGTAGATTCAATTGAAGGGTCTTTTGGAGAAATTTACAGGGAATGGAAATCTAATGAATACTTAACTTATATAAAAGATGCAGACAATTTGTTTGATCATATACTAACTGTACCAACTTTAGTTAACACATCAAAGCCGCATAATATTATAAACACATCAGACTCAATAAGGGTTATGCTTAGTTGGGAATACCAAGATACATTTGAAACAGCTGAGGCCGATTTTGAAAGAATTTAATCAATATCCTGTTAATAAGACTTTAGAAACTTATGAAGTTAATACGCCAGAGTTTTGGAATAACATTTATAAAGATAAAAACCCTGCATGGGGATATATCCCTGCGCGACTATTAACAACATTTGCAAAGTACTTTCCAGAAACCGGAAGTGTACTAGATATAGGATGTGGCAGTGGCCGTAACAGTTTGTTTTTAGGAAATGCGGGATTTGATGTAACTGGTTTTGATATATCACAAGATGCTATTAATGAAGCAATATCACACAATAATAAAAATTGTACCTTTACTTGTGCTAGTTTAGTAGAAACATGGCCTAGTGGAAAATTTGATGTAATAATAGATTTTGGCCTATTTCACTTTGTGCCACCAGAATACAGAGACATATACATTAATAACGTAAACAATTCATTAAATGAAAACGGAGTATATATTAATCAATCCGGAAGATTAGTAAAAGAGTCACCTATGGGAACAGAACAATATACACCGCCACAGTTTGAATTAGCTGAAATGACAAGATGGTTTAATAATTTTGACATACAAGAATTAGTACCAGACGAACTGCCAAAGATTAAAACAGCACCGGGACCGTACCCTTGTTGGAATATGGTAGCGAGAAAACGTTAATGCAAACAGCAATCTTTTTTAATGACAGCGGTGACCAAATTACAAGGCGCACCATGGGAGCATATAAAATTGCTGACATGATGCGTAGTGTCGGTTGGACAGTCGAAGTATTAGATTGGATAACACGTTGGTCCAATGAAGAAATAAAAGAGTTTATTGATAACTTGCCATTCGAAGTGGACTTGTTTGGTATTAGTAATCTATGGATGCAAGATGATATGATTGTCGAAAAGATTGCATACATAAAAAAGCATTACCCTAATGCAAAAATACTTATGGGCGGACCTAAGCCGTATCAAATAGATTATGGTGCTGATGCTATGGTATTTGGATATAGCGAATATGCATTAAAGCCTGTTTTAGATTGGATGTTTAATCAAGCCGAAAAACCGGTAGGCAAATATCCTGAATGGGCACCAGATAGCTATCTAGTTGATGCTAATAATTCATATACTGGATTAAACATTGATAAGTTTAATGTTGAGTACAGTGATAATGATTTTATATTATCAGAAGAAGCACTTACACTTGAACTATCACGTGGGTGTAAATTCAAATGTAAGTACTGTAACTATGCTTTCTTAGGCGTAAAAGAAGATTATAGTAGGCACGAAGATGATATCTATAATGAACTAATGAGTAACTACAATCGTTATGGAACTACAAATTATATTATTAGCGATGATACGTTTAACGATAGAGATACTAAAATAGAAAAACTTGCCAACGTAGTAGAGCGATTGCCGTTTGAACCTAATTTTAGTTGTTTTATTAGACTAGACTTAGTTATAGCTCGCCCGCATCAGGTCGAGTTATTATGCAGAGCAAGGTGCTGGATGCATTTCTACGGTATAGAAACTTTACATCCAGCAGCCGCAAAGGCAATTGGCAAGGGCATGCACCCGAGTAAAATTAAAGCAGGCTTACTTTGGATTAGAAAAGAGTTTCAAGACCGCATTGGTGTATACCGTGGAACTTGCGGAATGATTGCAGGATTGCCACATGAACCAGTTGAGCATTGGTACGAAAGCTTAAAATGGTTAGACGAAAATTGGGAAAGTTATTTTTATTGGGGACTACATATTAGTACAGATAAAGATAATACTACACAAAGTGATTTTAGTGTTGACTCAGAAAAATTTGGTTACTATGAATCAACAGATCCAGAAATATCTGCTTGGGCAGTTAAAGAAGGATATAATAATTTAAAAGGTATAGGTAAACAAAATAACAAATTAGATAATAGAATTATGGTTTGGGAGTCAGAATGGTCAAACTTTAAACAAGCAACAGAATTTGCTAGTATGTATATGGACAAATATTTTATGAAGCAGAAGTTATTTAATTTTGATATGACAGAACATTTATCAAAATTTCCGCATGCAGAATTACTTGAGTTCACAGCTCGAGAGGTTTACCTAGAAAAGAACTTAAATAGTTTATATATACAAGCTATTGAGCAATACAAAGCAAAAAAACAGGAAATATATAAATGACTAAAACAATTGATCTTGCAACACTAAACTACTATGAGCAAGAACCAGAGGATAATACCTTCCAAGATATTTTTGTTGATATTACTCATAGGTGTAATATGGAGTGTAAAAACTGTTACTTACCAACTAGAACTCCACCTGATATGCAGTTAGAGAAGTTTAAAGAATTCGTAAAGCGTATTAAAGGAAAATGTATGATACGTATAGTAGGAGCAGAGCCTACGCTACACCCGCATTGTGTGGAATTTATTAAAGCTGCACTTGGTGCAGGACATCTGTGTATATTGATAACAAATGGTCTAAGACTATCTAGTGAAAGCTATGTTAAAAAACTACAGGACACTGGACTACAGCATGTTTACATTAGTATGAATGGTGTAGACAAAAATGAGTGGTATCAAGAAATTGATGACATGCCTTGTGCAAAGAAAAAATTAAAAGCTTTTAAAAATATTGCTAACAAATTTAGCATAGACGTTGGAACAATTATTGTTAAAGGTGTTAATGAAGGCGCACCAAAACGTATGATGGATTTAATTAAAGAACATAATGTACAAAACATTACTATGCGTATTAAGAACGTTGGGCAAATCGGGCGTTACATGGAAGACGAAACTGAAAATATGAAGCTAGAAGATTTAGTGAAGTTATGTTCAGAACAATTTAATTTGCCTGAAAAGTATATATGGGATTTTTATAAAACTAACCATAGATATGCCGGCGCACCAGAAGTGTGCGGAATTGAATTTCCGTTGGATCAAACACAAGATCCAAAATTTAGATACCAAGGTCGTTGGGTAAAACTAACAAATTGGGATACCGATAATGAAGTAGGCATACCTGATCCAGGTAGCACTCGTCGAGGACGTATTACACCAGAATGGAAGATTGCTCCATTCTACGAACACTTAAAACTAAACGAAGATGGTAGTGGATACTAATGGTAAAAATTAAAGACATTAATAGTACACCTAAACTAGATTTTAGTGATGTATTAATAGAGCCAAGAGCAGGAACTGAAACCCTTACACGTAAAAGTGTTAACATTGAAATTGATTGGCTAGATACTACAACTTGCCCAGTAGCTATTTCAAACATGATTAGTACTGGTACATATAAAATTGCTAACATAGCAACAGGTATGCATGTATTAACATTTATACACAAAGAATATACAACAGCAGAACATTTATTTAATTTAGCTAATGTAGAAGATAGGCGATACATTGCAATTACCAGCGGAGTACAGCCGTGGGATATCAAAAAAACTATAGAAGTATTCTCAGCTTATCCTGATATTGGAATGATTAACGTAGACATTGCTAATGTGTATGCTAATGTTGAAGGAATAAAACGTACTATTGCAGAATATAGAAAACAATTTCCGCATGCTCAAATATGTGCAGGAAATGTAGCTACACCAGAGTTAATCAAAGAGTTAGTAGCAGCAGGCGCGGATTACATTAAAGTTGGAGTTGGCAGCGGAGCTGCATGCAAAACACGTTCTGAAGTAGGTGTAGGCATTCCACAAGTAAGTGCAGTTATTGATTGTGCAAAAGAAGCAGCATTAGCCGGTGCTAAAGTTATTAGTGATGGAGGATGTGTTACTGCTGGTGATGTGTGTAAAGCAATTTGTGCAGGCGCAGAAATTGTAATGATAGCAGGTATGGTTTCTAAATGTGAAGAATGTGACAATGTAGTTGAAATAGATGGCAAAAAATATATTAACTTTTATGGATTAGGCAGTACTAAAATGTACGATCTTACTTCTCCTACAGAACAAGAATATCGCCCTAATGAGGGTCGAGACTTGTTAATACCGGTTAAAGGGCGGCTTAATCAGGTTTTAAGCCAGGTACAGGGTGGTTTACGTAGTCTATGTACATATATAGGGGTTAAGGATATTAAAATGGCGTTTAAGACATCGCAATTTGTAAGAGTCAATAACACTATTAATCGAAGTTTGGAAAGGTACGAGCAGTGATAGATTACGCACATATACTCCAAAATGGAATTGAAATAAGCAGTAGTGGTACTACAGGAACTCCTAAGATAGTTCTTAGAACGCCTGATAATTTAAAGGCTTGCAATGATGTTGCAGTTGATGCACAACAGCTTGTACGAAGCTCTAAGGTGCTTACAGTGACCCGTATGACGCATGCAGGAGGCTTATTGGCTCAAACATTGCCTGCATACAGCATAGGTGCAGAGTTTAAAGTACAACAATTTAATGCATTTACTTTCCTAAAAGACTTTACTAATTACACGCACACATTTTTGGCACCTGCCCAAATGACTGCATTAATGAATACGAAAGGCTTTGTAGATTGCGATCTTACAGGTAAACGTATACTAGGTGGTAGTGATTGTATTACTTGGGAAATGATAGAAGCTTTTGTTAGTAAAGGAGCTATCGTTCAACCAAATTGGGGAATGAGTGAAATAGGCCCAATTGCTATTAATATAGAATTTGATAATATGGACAAAGTACAATATGTAAAAGAACGATGTCCTTTTGAATATTCAATTATGGGCGGCACATACTACTGTGATTGGAAAATTAAAGACCATGAGCTGTACGTTAAAGGTCCAACAAGCATTTATGACGACTGGTTTGCTACAGGAGATATTGTAGCATTAGATATGGGTAGACGAATGTACTATCTTGGTAGAAAGGAAACTAAATGAGACCGTTTTTTGAATATGTAGAAGGTATAAATTTTACTGAGGAAACACGTAAAAAACTTGCCGAAAATATTCTAGCTAATGCAGAAGACTATGGAAGAAGCGCAACTTATAATAAAAACAAATTTGGCAAGTATGATTGGAATTGGTTTTGCCCGCAAGATTTAATTCCTAGGAAACTTATGGATGAAGTAGGAAAACGCTTTAAAATACCTGTTTCGTATGAAATACTAGGACAAACACCTTATACAGATGTAAAGATACACATTGACCGTAAGGTTGAAGGACTACCACCAAGAGTTACTTTAATAAATTTTCCTATATACCCTTTTGATATGGAAACATACGGAGCAACAAACTTTTTTAAAATGACAGCTGGTGATTACCGTGACTATGATAATGCAACATTTGATCTACAATGTAGTGTTGACTATAGACGTAATCTTCCGGTTATATTTAATCTACAAGAATATCATAATGCTGTTAATGACACTAATGATTATAGATTTAATTGCCAGTTTACAACTGGCTTAGAGTTTGAAGAGCTTATTAAATTGTATGATACTAATCAGTTATTTAATTAGTGTAAATCTACCCAAGCACTGTTAGCATAAACTTGTGCTTTGTGTGTAGCAGTCAAGTAAATCATCATTCCAGTTTCTGGTGTAGTAATAGCAGCATCTCTTGCTGTAGTATCTGCATAGTTTACTAACTTAGCTGCACCACTGAATGTTGTAACTTTATCATGTCTAACACGGAGTGCTTCGCCATAATTACCAATTGCACCATCTCTTGTAAGTATGGTAATGTCAGCTTCTATTGAGTTAGCACTAGGAGCAGCAGTTACAGTAGCTCTAATAGCGCCAGCAACAACACTATTGCCGCCTGCTACATCAGCACCTGCCCAAGCTATACCGCCTAGTGAATCACCTGATTGTACTGCAAGTCTTGCAGAATTTGTTCCTCTAAACTTAGAAAGACCAATTTCATTTGATATTGCTGAGTTGCCAATGTTTTGTACACTTATTGGCGCAGTAGGAAATGCACCATGGGTAGTAGAATAATAAGCAAGCACTGGATCAGCTGCTACATTTTTAGCAATGTTAATCGCGCCATCAAACTCAGATACATTAGTTGTTTTAATAGATCCTACTATTTTTCCGGTTATCCCGTCAACTATAGTTGTACTATCGTCAGCATATATACTACCAACAACATCGCCGTAGAGTGTTCCTGTATGAGCACTTAGCAATAAACTAGAATCACTGTTCCAAATATCACCACCAGATACATCACCGTAAAATATTCCAGTACTATGATCTAATAATTTAACAGTGCCAGTTATTGTAGACGAATATACATCGCCTTGATGATTCCCAACAAAATCACCAAAAAATGCTCTTAATGATGGATCATATGCTGTTGTATTATTAGCATGTTTTGTAGTAACATTAGACATTATTCGTGTGCTACTATCAAGTATGGTACTGTTATCGCCTGGATCAATAATGTCGCCGTTAAGGTTACCAGTAATTTTGTTATTGTGTCCATCAACTAAAAGTGAACTATCTGAACCAACAATATCAATATTCCATTGTCCGCCAGTAAAGTTTTGAGGAAGCCAGTTTGCTCCGTCACTCATTAATATATCACCGTTATTAGGAACGTTATCCGGGTATAGTACATCAGTGTGTTGATTTAATTTACCGAATGTTATACTTGCAAGGTTAGTTGGACCCCACTTTGTAGTGCCACTGTTATAACTTAATATTTGTCCGTCAGCAAGTGAACCAATTACTACATCAGTTAAATCGTTTAATGTAGAAGCGCCACCGCCTCCTCCGCCTTGTACAACAATACCTCCAGCAGTTGAACCGTCACCTATATATAACGCCTTTGTATCAGTGGTATAGATAAGCTCGCCTTGTGCGGGCGTAATAAGCTGACGCTCTGCGTTAGTACCTCGTCTTAGCCGTAATGCCATGTTGTTAACTCCTGGAATCTCATTTCTTATTAGTATTTATACCTTTTTAGAGATTAAACTATCTTAGATTAAGATCTCTTCATAAAAGTTTTTGTTCTAGCTTTAACATCATTTACAAGATTCGGAGTGTCTAGTTTGAACTCAATCTGCTCTATCTGCTCGTTATATTCTTGAAAAAATGTGTTAAGAGTATCTTCTAAAGAATCTTCATTAGATTTTTCTTTATCAATATCAATATCCCAGGATTTACCATCAGTAAATGTTACATGCACACCTAGAATATATTTAACTGGAACCGCTTTGATTTCGACATCTTTAAAAACTTCAGGCCAGTAGTTAACAACTTCATCTGGTAATCGGTTATTAGGCACTCTCAGTAGTCTTTTTAGCAGTCTTCTTTTTAATAGTCGGTACAAGGTCTTCTGCTTGAGCTCTTAATGCTTTAGCTTCTTTATATAAAGCATCCGCTTGTGACCTATATTGAGCCGCTAGTATGTCGTCTGTAATTACACCGTCTGCTTGGATTTGATTAGCAACTTGTGCAGTTGTCATAGTTGGATCACTAGCTTCTGTAATTGGAGCAGGTCTGTTACCTTTAGCATCAGCTAATGCTAAGTCTGCTACAGTTACACCTTTTTGTTCTGCAATTACTTGATTCAGTTCAGCAAGATTAATAGTAGTGTTATTATTAGGAGTCATCTCTACTGTGTTACTCGGAACCTTCATCATCTTACCAGTTGTATGAAACCGTGCAAGCATATTAGAACCATCTGGTAATTGTGTTCTAGCCATTACCGTTGCAAATTCATCTGCTTCTTGACCTGCATTATCTTGTACTGCTTTAATAATAGCATCATGGTCCTCGGCACCTAAGCTACTAGTATCAACAATAATACTTTGGTCTGGTTCGCCCGGTACTACTCTATACGCAACTATCACACCTCTTTGGTTTTTAACCATTCTTCCTGTATGCTTTAATGCTGTCATCTTATTCTCCTTGCGCTGGCTGTTGATTTTGTGTAACAGCAGCTAAAAATTGTTCTAACTTGTTATAAGTCTGTCCAACAGTCATCATCTCGTTAGGCTTAAATGCACCGCGTTGACTTGCTACATCAATAATACTTTTGAGTGCTTGCAAATCTTGTACTGTAAGATCAGGTCCTGGTTGTTCTTGCGGAGCCTGCTCCATTGGCGCACCTGATAAGCCTGCTTCTAGTGCTGCGTCTGCTGCATTAACTTGGTCTTGTTTCTCGCTCATAATTTCTTCTCCTATATAATTAATTATGCTATGGTTTTTAAGTATACTTTAAATGTGGACAAGCCAGCATAAAGTAACTCATATCTTTAGTCTTTTCGAACCCAACAGTAATTATCTGCTGAAGTTTGTTGTCTTGATCTAAAGTGACTCCTCTACCAATATAATATCTATTTCGAAGATTAACGTTTATCCATTTAGATAAACTATCTTCTATATTATATTTAATAGGTAGATTAACGTATTCAAAAGTTGGCACTGCTGACTTTACTTGCCTTATTTTGAATACGTCTAATGGATTTGGTTGTTTGTTTTTAATCATGCTGCTTGTTCATAATGTGCAGTTACACCAAATGGTGCTTGCAGATTTTTGTCTCTATTACTGTGGATAATAAACACTGTATCACAATAGTCCTCGTCACCCCATGAATCCCATGCATATCCATCTGTGAACATAAGGAACTTCTTAGGAACAATATCATTGTCCTTCATATACTGCCAGTTAACCATAAAGTCAGTGCCGCCGCCACCCGTTACTTCGTAGTCTTCTAAAGTATCACCACCGTCTGCACTAAAGTCTGCTTCATTGTATACGTTAGTATCAAAGCACCATAATTTAATATTATAGTCTCTGTACTCATCCATAATGCCTTTGACTTCACTTAAAAAGTCTGTAGCTTGTTCGTTGCCAATCGAACCTGACATATCAATACTAATACAAAGATCAATAGTTTCTTGGAAGTTCATGCCAGGAAGTATTGCACCAGTGTGCCAACCTTTTCTGCTAGGACGACTAAAGGTATAATCATCACGTATAGTTGATTGTATTTGTTGACGTAGTATTTCACGCCAGTTCATTTTAGGATCTGTAAGCTCTTTAAGCATACGCTCAACGCCACCTGGAACATTACCTGCACCAGCAGACTGTGCTGCTGAGATCATGTTTTCTTTGATCTCATCACGTATCTTTCTAAGTTCTTCGTCACTGTAAGTTGGACGTCCTTGGCCCTTGCTGTTTCCACCATCACCATTAGCATTGGCTCCTGGACCTTCTTCGCCTTCTTCTCCTGGATCCTTGCCCCAGTCAACATGCTCGTCAAGTAACTCGCCAAGTTGTTTTAATTCTTCTTCGTCATACTTTTCTTTAATTTCGTCATACACTTCTTCAGAAGTCCAATTCTCGTATTTAAAGTCTTGGTAGCAATCAATAATCTTTGGCTTCTCACCAATACGATCACGTACTAGTATATTATTAACAATATAGTCCGCCGCAATATTATAAATTAAAGCGTCACGGTCTTCTCTACGCATTAAGTGATCAAATACACAATGTAGAATTTCATGTGCAATAACAAATTCAATTTCACGGTTTGAAAGTGCATTAAAGAATTGCGTGTTAAAATATAAATTTCTGCCATCAACAGCAGCAGTTGGACACCAAGCATCACCACATACAATCCTAAGGCGTGTTGCCATATTACCAAAGAACGGATGTCTAAGTAAAAGACCTACACGGGCAATGATAATACGATCTTCAACATCTTCACGCATTACTTTTAATTCGTGTTCAGTTAAATCTGGATTAGGAGTCCAGTTCTTTTTACCAGCAACATTATGCATTGGAACTGAATGTAATACAACTAAATTGGAATAATGTGTATCTATTTGTGCTAGTGCGTTCATATTCTATGCCCTTCTTTATTACTTTATATACTTATTATAGCATCTTTTACAAGGGTGTCAACCGAAAAGAAAGGAGAGTGTGTATTTTTACACACCCTCCCAAACATTAAACGCCTTGTGCGGCCTTAATGTATTTTCCATACCGCTCGTGGAATTCATCAAAGCATTCCACTGCATCAGGATCAATGGGCAATGCATACTGTGTTAGCGCGAGCTTAATGCCCATAACAACTAATTCAGTATCAAAGTTATCCATTGCAAATCGCAGGAAGTTGTTGACTTTATCATCAAACTTCTTATCATTTTTGTCACAAGCTTCTTTAAGCTCGTAGCACAATGACACAGTGAGGGAATACATAGCACTGATTTCTTTACTGGCCATCTCTTTGACCTTCCCTGCGAGTATATCAGTTGGATTAGGCATTGAACTAGCTACCTTGCGGTGCGCCATAAATTTAACTGCTAGTCCTTCTCCAACTGCACCACTAACTAAATCGGTAGTAGTAGCATCGTCAAGATCGTCTTCAATTAACTCTGAAACAAACGACCATGAACGAGGTGTTGCAAACGAACGACTTGGACTTTTTGGATCAAAGTCATATAAGTCTTTCTTTGCAAATGACAAGTATCCAACAACATCGTTGTGGATCTTGTTCAGTACTGCCCACTGGAACCAATCATCCCAGCCAACTGTAAGTTCTAAGTGGATAAATCTGTTAGCTAACGGAGCAGGCATTCTATAAGTAACACCCTTGTCAGCGTCTCTATTACCAGCAGCAATAAGTAAAACGTTGTCTGGAAGCTTGTACTGTCCAATACGTCTATTAAGAATAAGCTGATAAGCAGCTGCTTGCACACTTGGTGCTGCAGAGTTCATTTCGTCTAAGAATACAACCACCCAATCATATTGAGCAGCAAATTCTTCACTTGGTAGTTCTGCAGGTGGTGCCCAAACCATTGTGCCTGCGTTACTATCAAAATATGGAATACCTTTAATATCAGTAGGTTCCCAAAGTGATAGTCGAATATCAATTAAATGACTGTTACCTAAGTCATTTGTAATCTGTCCAACAATATCGGATTTACCAATGCCTGGAGGTCCCCACAAGAAGATCGGACGCTTCTTTTTCAGTGCATGCTTAATGCTCTTCTTTGCAGAGTTTGGTGTTACAGTACGTAGTGAAGTTACAGTTTCCATTTTATATGCCCTTTAGTTTATTTACGAACTAAGTTATCAGTGCTACTTTCTAACTTTATAATACTATTATAGCACCTATACAGCGTTTGTCAACCATTAAATGCAGGTTTTTCAAAAAAGATTGGGTTATTTCATGAATCGTAGATTGAAACTAACACTTATTCTTTCGTGATCTGTGTTGTTAGTTCTAGTTCCGTGATTAAGCATACTTGGCCACAGTGCCATTAATCCTTCTTTTGAAGGTAACTCTTGTTCAGCTGGAATACATCCAAAAACAAAATTTGATGATAATGGTCTATTTAAACTTTCAAAATATAAATTACCATCATGTTGATTTGTTTTTAAATAGTATACTCCTGATATATCATTTGCTCCATGATCATGACGATGGGCATATTTTCCATTTTTAGTTTTTGTAAACCAAGATTGTGTAATAACATATTGTCTATCTGGATGACAATTTAAATCATTTAAATATAAGTTTACGTGTTTATCTAGTATTTTTAGAAAATGTTTACATTCAAACTTACTAAGACTGTCATCACTAAATGCATCTCCGCTTAGTTCGTGCGTGTCTAAACCCCAATTAGGATTTTGTGAAAATACAAAGTTGTCTATTACATTAGACAACTCTGTTTGTACGCTTTGAAATTCAACTCCTTCAAGTTGTGTAGTATATATTGGAGTAGGAAACCACGCTTGTGTTGACATTATACTGCCTCCAAGCTTGGTAGTTGTCCAGTAATTTGTAATGTATAACGGTCTTTAAGACCAATATTTGCAGCAGAATGTTTAGTAAATGCGTCAAATAACACGTACTCTCCTTGCTTATAGTTAACAATAGCTTCATGCTCTATGTCAAAATAATGTCCAGGTTCCCAGTCTTCTAACACAATAACTGCTCTCCATACTTTAGATTTTTCTACATTAAATATCTTTTGATAAGTCATAAAATGATCTGCATGTCTCGGCATAATGTCACCAGTTACCATTTTATAAAATGTAAATCCGCAACTTGTTAATCCAATTTGCTTTGCACATTCTTCAATCCACTTCGGCATTACTTCTCGATCAACGACCATTGCTCCAGTCATGTGTTCATGAGTGTAACCTTGACGCTTCCATGCTGTTAGATCTTTTGGATTGGCTGGGTGTCGGATATAATTCAAATGCGGATAAGTGTCAAACTTTTGGACACCCAGATCTATTTGGCCTCTAAACCACATCTTTATTCCTTTTCGTTTGATCGGGTCATTGCTTTAGTTAATCCGTATTTTCTTAAGTCTCCGGAAAATAACGTAAGCTCAACTGCTTTTTTTTCGTTTGTTACTATAATTGACCTAGGACTAATATAGTAAGGGCAGTCAATAAATTTATCTAGAAATATAATAACTTGTGTAGTAAGTGGAACATCTCTTGGATATGGTATATCGTATGTTGCTAGATCAATTTCGTTAACAACATTAAACCCTAAATCGGTTAACCTTAGACCGCTAGCCCCTTTGTTTCTAGTGTTCTTCCACCATAACGGCATAAATTCTTTAACTGTAACTGCATTAACACTTTTACCCTGTTCTTTTAAAAAGAGCTTAGTATATGTTTCTTTCCAGTTCATCTATTCATCTTCTATAACTACTTCGCCGTCTGTAAGTTTATATACTGCAAACTCTTCGCTTGAAAACATATCATTCAGTTTTTTAGCTAAGTTATGAGCGTGTCCGGGATTTGAAAATGAAACCTTTTTATATTTTGGACCGGGGTAGTTAGTAAGCATATTCGCACTTTTTAAGTTAAACGGTCTGTCTTGATAAAATACTGCCCAAATAGCATCAGCTTCTAATACTTGGTCTGACTTGTAATTATCATTATTAATGTGTTCTAATATTACGGTTGGTTTTGGCCTGCTCATATGCGTATCCTTTATATTAACTACGCATATATTTATCTCTTTTTTAGATTAAGTACCTACTTATTCCACCCTGTTCCGCCATCGAGGTTAATTTCTATTTGTTCATCTGATTGACTACTTTGTGATACTAGCTTTTCTAAGTCGCCTTCTAGTCTACTCATTACAATACCAAGAGTAAATGCTAAATTCTTTGCAGTAGCAATATCTAATTTAATTTCTCTAGCTTGGCTAGCTTCTGCACTTTTTACCTGTTGTATAAACAGTTGTAATGGAATTGTGTTTAGTGGTTCAACGGTTTGCAATTGATAACTCCGATCTCATTTCAACATCAGTTTTGAACGGACCTTTAGAGTGGTAGCGTTCTAGTGTAACTAGCTTAGGGCAAAAACTTTTAACCCAGCCCTTGTCAAACTGTATAATATAATATCCTGCACAGTACAAGCTATTAGACTTTGCTGATTTAGTAAATAGCGGCAATTTACGTTTAACATCATACATAGTATTATACGGTGTTACGCTAGTTGGGTAATTATGTACAATCTTTTCAGAGGATGTTATTGTTTTTGGAACGTCATCATCCCAATGAATAGTTCCAAGCTTCTTTGTTATTTGCCTTTGATTATCAAAGAAACAAGTTTCGTTATTACATGAGTATAGATATCGGTCGTCGTTGTAACTAAGTGTTCCGACCTTTTCTCCGTTGTTTTCTACAATCCAAAATTTGTTTTTTAATACAGTGTTTGCTTTTATTGTCATACTGGATACCTCGCTTGTAATGCCGGTGCATAGTAGGAAGCTTGATCTGCAATGCGTTGCATATCCCACTTAGCACAAAATTTCATTAATCGCATGCCTACTTGACTTATATCTTTAGGTGTCATAGCATCTTCTACTACGTCATTAATAATACTTCTAATATTGCCAGGTTGTGCAGTTAAATCACACAGCACAACATTACGCTGATAGTCTTCTAGTACACGATGTTCAACGCCTTCATGATCAGTCCAACGCTGTAACATCATGTTATTCCAGTTGTACCCTTTAGTGTCTTTATCATCGTATGCTTGAAGCAGTCCTACTTTATTCTTAGTGCCTTTTTTACGTACACCTGGGTATGCACTAAACACATTATCACTAGTGTCACCACGCATACACTTTTCAAATAGCATGTAGTCAGGAATCGGAGCAGGCTTCACTTCTTTAGTTTTCTTATCAAGAACTTCACTACCGTCATCATTAAAGTAACCTTCGTGTGTAATAGTTACATTAGCAACACCGTTATACTGCTTACAGTTCGGAGCAACTAATTGTGCAAAGTCACCATCTGTGCTAATAATAACATGATTATCGTTAGGGTGTGCTTGTACCCAGCCTGCAATAAGATCGTCAGCTTCTAACTGCTTGTGTTGCATAACAGTACAGTTAGTCTTATCTGTAACAAAGTTCTTAAACTCATCAAAGATTTCCCAAAATGCAGTATCTTCTTCTGCTTCTCTAACAGTAAGTTTATCACGAGCAACTTGCCTATTACGCTTGTAAGGCTCGTAATAGTCCTTGCGCCAGCTACGGCCTTCTAAACAAAACACAACATGATCAGCATCAAAGTCTTGCCATGCTTTCTTAATGCTGTTAAGAGTAATATGTAGTGCCATGCCTACCTTAGTATCAATGTCACCGCGTACTACATGCCTTGCACGAAAGAACGTATTTGCTGTATCTACTAGTACATATGTACTCATAAGGTCATTCCTTTATTAAATTATAATTTATTATAACATTTTAATTGCGGTTTGTCAACCTATTTAATATGTCTTGTGTCATAAAGGGCAATGATGTGGGTATAGCGCATCCGTAATACGGAGGTTGAGATATGTATATATCAAATGCTAAACTTACTCTTGGAGTGTCTTCATTCCAAGTATCAACCCAATGTGCAACCCAATTTGGAAATATTGTTAATCCACCTTTAATATTTGGGAATGAATTAGTCATATCAAAGTGTGAATAATATGTTTGACTTGATTCATATGTGTCAAGATGCATGTTAGCACTTAAATATGATACTTCGGTAGTTCCATGACGATGTATGTTTATACGTTCGCCTTTGCGTAAGATGTTAAACCAACAAATAATATCTAGAAGAACATAATTTTGAGTGTTGTCGGCATCAACAAACTCTAAATAAGAGTATTGAAGAAATTCAAATAATTCACCAATTTCAGGACATTCATTAATAAACATAGGATCAAAAAGATTATATTGCCCATAACGTGTAGTTACAGAGTTAGAATTTAATCCTGTTCCTGCATCATTTACTACATCTAACGTTAGTATATACTCTTCTTTGTCCAGCATATACTGTCTTATAGTGTCAACCTTTTCAGGTTGATTCCATTGGGTTAATCCAAAACTAATATCCCAAACAGGACTATACGGACTAAGAGGATGTAAGCTTTTCATTTTTTGTATTTGCATTATGACACTTCAGACTTCCCGTCAGCTTTAGAAACAATTTTAATATGACCCATATCTCTATCAGTATCTTCTCCGTCATCATCAAGCATTTGTACAACAATACTTTTAAACCAAGAGTCAACAATAGCTTCAGCACTTTCACCAACATATCCTGCATCAAGTAATTCTTCAATAAATTGATTGTTCCAGTCTAGTTCAAAGAATCCGTTTTTAATGTTGTCAGGATTAACTTGCGTATCAAGTACAGCTACCCAAGCTTTGCCTGCTTTAGTAGCTTCTTCTTTTTCTCTATCAAGAACAGCTCGTCTCTGTGCTTCTTGTGTAGGTGCAACTTCATCTAATATTTGCTTTTTTGTAAACGTAGTGTTTACAAAGTTTGCAAACCATCCATCTTTCTTTTTATCTTTTTTCACATGTGTCTCCTAACTCGGTTAACTAAATCTTCAGTAATTTGTGCCTGCATTGCTTTTTTATGTTGCTCGTTATGATATCTATCTTTAATTGTTTCCATTTCTTTAATATTAGGATAATCTGGAACGTCTAGTTCTACTTTTTCCTTCTTTTTAAATAATGATGATATAAATTTAAACATATTCTAAGTTCCTATTGCATTACCGAACAAGTAAACATGTACACGAGCTGCTACGTTATAACCTCGTTTAAATGCCA